TACATCTTCTCCCTCAGTTCCCCACGCTCCTCGTTTTTTACCCGGATACCATTTTTCATGTAGTCCTTGAGAACCATCAATTATGGAATGAGTCCAATCCAATAAACTATCCCCTTTGTAATTTGGGGCTGCCTCTGAATTAATTCTTAAATTAGGACGTTTATCACCCCAATCTGGATGATTAGACCACTCTCTTGATAACATACCCTCAATTGCAGGATTGACTGTTCCCATTCTACTAATTCTCCTATTTTGGTTCATCATTTTAGGAGGTGTTGAATCTTCTATAAACATCTGTTGTTCGGGGAGTCCCTTCAAGATGGTCCATGCTAAGTCAAACTCATTCATAACCTCGCCTCCTCATTACGGCTTCCGAGGTTATATTTCATAGGCCTTTCGCAAGCGCCACAAGTAGCCCTCCATAGAAAGTGAAGCATACCACAGTGAGCACAGCGTGTGCCAGCACCAATATCGAGTATGTCTGCGATATCAGAGGTTCTCGCCCTCTGCTTCTTAGTGATGCCCTTTAGCGGAGCATCGGTATTGATTTTCTGGTTGTCGTATTTAATGTCTGCACGAACATTTTGCTTGGCTGCTCTGCTGATGTCGTCAATATCAAGTGTTTGTAACTCGAACTTGGACATCCACAAACACCACCTTCATGCATAGTATGTGAGAACAAGAAACACATTTCCAAGAATAATAATTGGCTCAGATGACACTAATGATGACGTAGACGCTGCATCAGTAATCGTAGTATATCCTGCCGCCAATGCTGTTTCTGCCCTAGCCTCATTGGAAAAATCCTTCGGGGCTATCGGGCCGATAACTGCAAACTTTAGTGTTAGATTAGCCATATAGGTCACCGCCTGTTTCAGCGCTTACCCAATGCCCACCACTTACCAGTGTTGCTGGCTACGCAATCTATTGTGAGGGAGCCGGGTGCTGCGTCTGTGACGATGGCAAATGCCCCATCTACGCCTCCACCTGTGACGTCACCGAAAGTGTCGCCTATTACTCCGCAAGCGAGTATCTCTGATAGGCCAGTTACTATTGTGCCTGTTGCTACACTCGCTGCGTTCCAATCTCCAGTAACCATCATTAGGTCACCCATTACGTGTGTTCTTGTGTCTGTTGTGCTACTAAATGCCATTTTTCATCACTCCATTTCCGTTTCGTCTTCTGCTACTGCTTCTTCCACTACTGCTTCTTCCACTACTGCTTCTTCCACTACTGCTTCTTCCACTACTGGTTCTTCGGCTTCAGGTTCCGCCTCGACTACTGGCTCTTCGACAGGGGCCGGACTTAAAGCCTCTTCCACTAAAGAGAGAAGAGAACTCTTGGTCTTGTAACCACCGCTAATTGGTATTCCGTTATTGTCGAGCCAAGCCATAATGTCGGCTTTTCTCCATTCGCTGTCTGGAATGCCATCATTGCCCGCATCTGAATGCGGTGCTTCGTCGCCCTCAATGATATAATCGTCCTTGAGTAACCAATGCCTGTTGTCATCCAACCAAGATTGGGAGACGGTTCTTCTGCTTCCGCGAATCCATTCGCCTATGGATGGGTCGCGTCCAGCACGAGAATACCACTTGCCTGCATATGTTACGGTAGGCATTCACCCACCTCAGTTGTAAAATACCACAAGTTGCCCACTGGTTACAGTTCCAGTTGTAGGTAGTGTGACTACCAGACCGCTAATTGTAGCACCGAGTGTCTGCGCATTCGCGCTTGTGCCGCCAGTTGCTATTGCTGTAAGAACAGAGGTTGCTCCGCCACTTAGTGTGACAGTGGCTCCATTAGTTGTTGAACCAAGTGTAATCAATGCCATCTTGGGGGCCGGGTCGTATCCGGTCGCTCCATCGGAGTTTGATGGATGGAAAGTGCCCGGACCTCCGCCCGGATAACTTACATCTGCTGCTCCGTCAAGCCATTCTGTTGTGTCGTGAGAGCCCGCTCTGAGTTCCCATGCCCCTACAAGGGTTGCCGTTGTGCTACTGCCTGTTACTGTTAATGTATCTGCCATTTTTCTTCATCTCCTGTATATATTCCTGCCTTCTGGCCTCACTTCAAGTCCCTCAGACTTCCTTGTGACCCAAAGAAAGTGGTCCAAATCTCGCCCATTGTTCGGTAGAGTCCTTCTTGACCCAGCCTGTTGATGGCGAAGGGGTCGCCGGTCTCAATTCCCGACTCGAAGTATTGGGTCGGTATTGCTGTGCTAAAGTGCAGGTAATCTGTATCTAAGAAGTAAACGCGACTGATAGAATCCGTCAGCATGTTCTTGGTTGGGATAATTGGGACTCCGTTGTAGGTAGCCACGATAAATCCGGCTTCCATTCCCGGAACACCCTTTACACCGTTGTAGGTGGGGGTGACTCTCTTCTCTTCCATGAACCTTTGCTGGCTCTGCAATAGTTGCTGCAGGCGCATTAGTGTGTCATATCCGGTTAGCATAACCTTGGGGTTACCACCACGGACCCAGAGTTTCTGGAACATCTCGTCAATCAAGTCGAGAGAAAGAACTCTGTCAGTTGAGACATTGCTCACTGCGTTGTTGCTCATCTCAGCGTTCGACCATGAGTTTGCACTCCTGTCGATACTGTATATGTCGAGGTCAGAGTCAGCGCTTAGATTGTCGTGACCATTAACCAGACCAGTTGTGGTAGTTGCGTTGTTGCTGTATGCTGCTGTAACTCGGTCCAAGGACTCGAAGTTGTTAGCAGCAGGTGTGTCGACATCGGTACAAAGCATCTTGTTCACCATCTCAGCGTGATGTTTGCCCATTTCTTCCTTCATGACCGAGCGGATATCTCCGAGGCCATCATCCTTGTCAGCGAGGAAAATCGCTGTCTCGGACATATCAAAGGTGTGTGCGATAGTCTTAGGCTTTGCAGCAACGTGCTGGAAAGTCGGCTTGACTGTCTCAGGTAGTGTTGCGTTCTCTGCAACTCCACCGTGTAGAGTGCCCGAATTGGGGCGACCAGTGATTACGCGCCATCCACTTCGGTCCCAAGGCTTCTTGGGTAGAATACTGAAAGCGTTGAACTCTTGGTTCAGTTGCGACCAGACTTTGCGTCCATAAATTGCTTGGTAAGTTCCACCAGTGGTAGACAGCATTGGGCTGTCTGCCTTGAGTAGTTCACTACCGGAGTAAGAATACCCCATTGCGTTCCCTGCGCCATAGTAATAGCGCTCCATGTCAGTTATTGTTCGTACGTAGTTTCGTGCCATTTTTCTTCATCTCCTATTTTGTATTGTGGATTCTCACTCCGGGCTCAATGTCTTATCGGCCAGTTGATGAACCTCGTCCCAAGACATTAGTGCCAAATCCTCAGTCGAAGGAACCACTATTCCAGTGGCGCTCTCGGACTTCTTGAAATCTTCTCCTGCTTCTGCTGATGTAGTAAGTCCGTCAATGCGCTCTCCAAGTGCCTCGATGGACTTCTGAATAGCCTCAAGTGGGCTGCGTGCATCGAATGCTGCTGCCTCTGCCTTGGCAATCTCGGACTGCCTCTCGTGCGTGTAGCGTGTAGAGAACTGCTCTTCGAGGCTTCCACGTAGTTCGTTCTCAAGGGCTGCAGCCTTGTAAACTTCGTAAGCGGCCTCAATGTCTGAGTCCGTTAGTGAACGAGGGTCGATGAAGTCAGACTTCGCAACCTTGCCACTACCAGTAGTCTTACCGAGTGCGTTAGTTGAAGGCTTGCCACCTTCCTGCACGCGTCCCTTAACCTGTCCAGTTCGCTGGAGGTCGTTAGAGGCCATCTCTTCTGGAGTGGAACCGAGGTTAGCCTTTTCCAGACCATCAAAGTGTGCGCGTGCGGCTCCTGTGTCCACACCGCCACTCTTCAGAGTGTCTTCCATCCAATTCAAGTAATCGGATGTAATGACATCTGAGAACTCATTGGATTTCTCCACTGGCTCCTCAGTTATCTCCGCCGCCTCTTTCTTCTTGTCGTCCTTCTTGTCGTCATCGTCCTTCTTGTCTTCAAGGAAAGCAGGCTTCTCGCCCTTTTCCATACCGTCCAAACGTGATTCCAAGCGCGTTAGAACGTCGCCCAGTTGCTTTGTCATATCGTTTTCGTCGTTTTCTGTTGTCATATTGTTCACTTCCGTATCTTCTTTTAGAATGCTGAATGTTGCTTCGGGGTTGATGCCTTTTTCACAAATCGTTATTTCATGAAGTTCCAGTTTGCTTATTTCTTGGTAGTCGCCTCTTTTTGGGTCTGATTTTCTAACCCTTTTGAACGCTTGACCACCGATACTGAATCCTCTGAGAACGCCTTTTCTAATCTCTGCTGAGACTTCCTTGGCCTTCTCGATGTCGTTACGGAGTTGTACTACTACAAACATCCCGACATCATCGACTTCGCTTTTCCACAACCTCCCTTCATTATCTGTGTAACTTGGTACTACGTCGCCTACTTGTATATTGGAGTGCGCTAATTGAACGTTTCTGTAAGATGGGTTTTCCATGAACTTACGAAATGCGTCCTTTAATGCCTCCTTTGTTATTACGTCGCCTTGCTTGTCTACAACTTCCACGCTTGCGTAGCCAGCGACAATGAGGTCGTTACCACCCTTGAGGATGGCGATTGACTCATCGTCATGTCTGAACAGTTGTTTACTACCGAGCACACTAATCATCTCACGTATTGCTTTACTACTTCAATGCTGCGGGACTATCCCTCAAGGCTTCTTTCTCCCAATTCGTTGGACTGCTCGGCATTTTTCTTCGCTTTCCTTCGTCTACCGGGATAGTCCTCTGGCTTCTCCATATCCTCTGTAGGCCGTTTCCTCATGTCCCAATCCGGTAAAGACTCCTCACTATCCAACTTCGTAGGGCCGCGTGGACTCTCGGTTCCATCGCCCACATCATATCCAAAACCTCTTCCAGCCAAATTGCTGAATCCCTTCTCCATTGCATCTATTGCGCGTTCTATGAGAACGAGCGTCTTGTAAACATCGTTTGGCTTCATTATCAGATTCTTATCTTTCTTTGGTTTGAGTATGCCAGCACTCTCTTCCTCTATCCTCTCCTCATCTATCTCAGGCTCTATCTCGGTTTCTTCCTTTAACATCTCACTTAATGCTATTTTCCAATAAGGCTCAAGACTCTTAGCGAGGCGTAGAGAGTAATCTGAATCAGTAAGACTACCTATTGCTGCTATTGGCTCGATTGCCTCCCCATCTACTATCTCGTATTTCACTAAGTCCTCTGGAAGATGTATAATGAAGTGACTATCATCAATCTCCATAGAGAAAGGTATGTGGAACTCTATGTCCGATTTTGCCAATAGAACCCACTTAGGGTGCTTTTCTTCTCCCTTCATGTATGTGGACTTTGCATCTCTCAAGAGTATCTTGTCAGACTCCTTACTCAACTCCTTCACTGCATTCTCCAAACCAACTTCATCTGTAATTCTAATATCAGACGGGCTGGGTATGTAAACAGGGTCGTAACTATCGAACTGTCCCCTTAACACTTTAATGCGCTCACGCGTAGAGAGGTCGTATACGACATCGTCATCATAGAGTAGAATATCATTAACGTGGAACTCTCCGTCTTGCATTACGCCATCTATTACGTAATCCTTCTTTCCGATTTGTTTGAAAGCATTCCTCATTTTCTCACTCATTGATTGTTTATTGCCACTATCGTCGAATACGGTCACACGATTCTTCTTGCATTGCACTTTGCATCTTTTTCCATCCTTGTGAATTGAGACGACCCATTCACCAGTGAATCCTCTCAATTGCTTCAAATCTTCAATGTCGAATATCCTATGAAGGGGGTCAATGAGCGGAACTTGCTTCGGTAACTCTGCTTTGTCCTTCAACAACAGATTGGAAATATGCATTGGTTCACTGTATCTAACAGATGGAAAATCCGCTGATGGTGGATATCCCGTATCACTGGATGGAGTTTGTTGATTAGATAAGGTCGTTTCTTCAACTGGGTGGCTATCAATCAAAGTTTGTATATGCTCATTGTTATAGTGTGGAAACATCATCTGTAACGTTTGGAATGGTACGGTGTGATAATAGCCCTCAGTAGCATTAGTGCCTACGACGATGTTGTCGTCTTCATCGTGTTCAATTCCTATTTCTGGTGTGACGAGATAACCATCATCCATACCTCCACTGATGTAGTGGTCATGAGGAATAGCCCCTTCTCCGCTATCATGTGATTCGATTGGAACATCGTCATACCATCCTACCGCTTTCTTTCCCTCGAAAGGGTCGAACTTGGCTTGAAGTGTTTCTCCCTGCAATGCCCCTTCATCGAATACGAGAATGCTGTTTGCTATATTCTTCATATCAGTTAAATCTCTCCTATCGCCAGTCTTATCTCTGTGGGAGAACAACAATTCCCTATCCCCCAAAGGCTCGCCTGAAACTTTCTGTTGAGCAATCATTGGATTCTTCCTACTGTAGTTAGGAGAAGATTGGAAGGTTAATCCATAGCCCTTCAATAAGTCAGGTTGAAGATTCACAACATTTCTAATTCCTCTCAATGCAATATGGCCCTTATGGGTTTTGTCCCATGCACTTCGTAAGGCGCGTTGTGTTACTTGGTATTCTGTGCTCTCACGTCCAGTTGCTGCCGAAGTTGGATAACTCTCCTGAAGTTCTTTCATTTTATCGTCTAAAAATGTATGGATATCTTCCCCTTTCAAACTCTTAAATGGAGATGCTGCTGGGATTTTCCTCCCATCCTTATCGAGAACATACTTTCCCCTCTCATCCTTCTCATAATTCGACTGCCAATCTATACCTGCTGTTGCTAATTGGCCGAGAGTAGCAGCAGTAAAATCACCACCGTGTGTCTTCATCATGTGCTTTACATGTTTGCGATGGGGAGTATCGTCTGGCAAACCGAGTTTCTTCAGAATCATATGTATTGACTCATCCCCAATTATCTTGCTTCCGACTTCACCTTGCTGCATCAAAGAAGCCAATCTATATTGCTCATCAGATGAAATCCTCTTTGTTAATATCGGCTCACCATCTTTGTCAAGTATGAGTTCACCATCCGCATCTTTCTTGTATTCTGGAGCATATAATGCGGCTTTTGAGCCAGCAGGCCTAATCCAAGCAGCAGAAGTAGTAAGACCTCCTCCCCCTTTCTTGTAAATACTCCTCATAGCGCCTTGTAGTGTGGCGGCGACATTAGCAAGCGCTTTAGGATTAGACGGATGATATGCAGAAGGATGGGCTTTGAGAACTTCTGGAATTAAGACATCACGAGCATAATTAGTAACAGCCTTTTTGTCGCCTCGCATAACATCCTCGTCCTTATCACGCCAACCGTATGATGTTTGCTTTTGCCTCCCACCGTATGCACCCCTACTGGTTCGTATTATCTCATCCCCGTATACCTTGTTGAACTTCGCCATGAGATTCTCGTATCGTCTCATTATTGGATGGTCTGCAGGCAATTCTTCTGGAGGGTTCCTCGACTTCATCTCATCAAGTATGACATTGAAGTCTTCCAACTCATCCAATAAACCAGCGTCGAGCCTATCTTGGATATTTGAGCCTTTGAAGTGAGGCATCTCCGCTAAGTAATCCATTGAGTCCATATCGGGAGATGCTCGAAAACTTGGGTTATCCTCTAAATCTTTCAAGGTAATATGCATTCTTTCACCGGGATTGCCAAAGGCGTTACGCCTGCCATTGGCGTGGGCTTGTAGACGTGCTAATGCTGCTACTCTTCTTATTCCATAATCTCCCGGCTGCACTCTTCGTGCTAACTCTTCATCGGTCCATCCCTTACGGTTTGATAATATCGGCTCGCCATCTTTGTCAAGCACGAGTTCACCATCCGTATCTTTCTTGTATTTTGAAGGAGGTTCCTTCCATTCTTTTGCTGTATTGGTCATAGTAGCGAAATTATGAGAATTGAAATGATGAGCCATGATACTTCTCGTAGTTAGATTCTTCGTTTCCATTACAAAGTTCTGTGGAGACGGGTTTTCACGCATAAATCGGGCCATAAAGTAAGGACTGCGAGTCGAAAGATATTGTGAACTGTTCGTCTTGATATTTCTTCCGGGGTGTCTTGCAGTTCCTATTCTGTGTAATGCGTGAGTATTTGTATCAGTCGTAGCCATAATACCATGCGCAGTGTCGTGGTAGTTTTGTCCATAAGGAAGGAAATGAGGATGGGCACGTGCCCAGAGTCCCAACGTATTGCTATTAGGAATGATTTTTCCAGACCCCTCTTGTTCTCTGTCCCCTAACTCTGACGATATTCCCTCTCCCTTATCCCAATCAATATCGTCAGCATGAAAATCATGCATCATCTCCACATAAGTTGAAAGTTCTCTTCCAAGCCCTCCTCTATGTGCAAATATGCGCCCGCCTTGTGGGAATCCTAATCCCTTGAGCCTTCCTTCAACATCTAAGTAATGTTCTCGCTCCTCATCAGAAATGTCTTCAGGCTTCGGTCCATGATTAACGATATGCGCTCCCATTGCTGACCTTATCTGTTTTGCACTAAGAGAAAGACCAGATACGCGCTTTAGATTTTTGAGAATGCCTCTCATGATAGACTTGTTAATCAGAGCCTTACTCCCTCTCCCACTGAAGAGAGGGTGACTCTTGTGCCTCTCAGTTAAATCACGATTCCAACCCATTAAATCCAGAAATCCTTCTGTTCCCAAAGCAATGTGACTATTATTTGTGAGTTTTTCGCTCAATGCCTCCTTTGCATCCTTCCCTTCTGATAGAGCACTTTGAATATCTTCTATATCTCTCTCGCTAAACTTCGGAAGATTCTTGGCCTTACCGATAGGTAAGCCACCCGCATCTACCCTATCCTCACCATACTCTAAGAGGCCATCTCCCTCATAGGCCTCTTCGAGTTTTTCCATCACATGCTCTAATGCGGTCTTATCATACATCTTCTTCGGCTCCTTATCCATATCTATCTCCCCAGATGCGTGCCTCGCATACTGGTGCGGCTCGCCCTCATGGATGCCGTCGTCTTTGACGAGCGTATTAGCCAAAGTGCCAGCAATCATGCCTTCGTCTCCATGTATGAATGAATCGTGTGGCTTTTCCTTATGCTCTGGAACATTAGCGCCCGAATGCATTCTGGCACGTTGAAACCAATGCAACTCTCCTTCTTGCCTCTGCTTCTTTGTCTGCTTTATACGAGCCATAAAAAGACGATGCCCATCATCAAGTTCAATATATTGATGTCTTAGGTCTGGGTCATCTGTGCCATGTGTCGCTATATGCTCCATCACAATAGTCCTATCTTCTGGAGAAAGGAACTCCAATCCTCTCATCAAAGTCGAATGCCCCATTCCATGAGCATGGACTTTGGTCATATCTGCTAATGATTCTATTCCCTTCTTATCCCATTCTCCGTATGGGTCTTCTGGTTTGTAAGTAATAGGAGTAACATCGTTACTGAGTAATTTCTCCATCCTATCATTGAAATGCTCCTCTTCCAAGTCCTTGCCTTCTTTGTCCAGCGCCTTGACTCTATCTTTGTGCTTCTCACCATCTTCTTCATTGAAACCTCCCCAATCGCCAGTTCCATTCTTCCATCTCTCGAAGTCTCTCAATCGCAATCCATGAAGATGGTTAGTGACTTCACTTTTGTGCCCATCATCTCCACCTAAGAAAGAGAACTTTCCATCGGGTATAGAATCATAGATAGTCTGCGTATCATATTCCTCAGAGCCGTCTCCAATTGCATCTTTCTTCCAATGCGCTCTATGCTTCTTTTCCGCATCTGCTACCTTCTCAGCCCATTTATTCTTACCCAGATAGAACTCTCTAAGCATCTGTTCCCATTCTGGTTTACCAGTATCAGCACGAATCCTCCTTAATGGATGCACTTTTTTATCAAAAGGACTGACGTCAGTATAATTCTCTATTGGTTCGGTTTCGACTCCCGTCTCGACCAGACGCTCTATCCCATCCTTACCTACAATTTTCTCCCTTACAGGTCTCGTTCTCGATGGTAGAACTTCCGGCCAAAGGCCATGCTTCATACTGATAGGTATCTTATTTCTCTCCATAAACTGTGAATGCGTTTCCCCTTTCCTCTTCTCAGTGAATAAGGGAAAATTGAATCTATCGTTATCGCTCTCATCATAGGCCATCTTGACTCGTCCACGCCAAGGATGGCGTGTCCCCATTTCCATATGAAAAGCAGGTCTCCATGATGCGAATGGTTGACTCCGTCCGCCCTCTTCTGCTTTTAGAAAATCGGAACTAAATCCCCGACAGAGTTCGTCTTCTGATGTAGGATGAAACTCTATTTCGTGATTCTCCAGATTTATCGTAGAGATGAGATAATCTCCAACCTCTTGCTCTGGGTCGGTGCCGTCGTATATGGCCTTCAGTAATTCAGAACGATGACGCAGATAGACATCTATTGGGCCTTCTTTCATCCATCATCACCTTATCACCTTATCACCCATTCATCGGACATTGTTCTATGGGTAATCCTTGTTTTCGCCTACACCCCTCGCTGGGAGTAGCACCACATGTTCTACACGACATAGAGTCTATGACGCCTTTGATTACGGCGACTTTGGTCACGCTCATCCCTCGACAAGCCTGTTTACGGTGTCGTGGGTATTCTTCATTGGAGTATTATCAAGATTTACGCTCTCACTGGACGCACCCTTGTTAGCGACATCATCGGAATCAAGAAGTGATTGGTTTGTGTTATAGAAGACATTGTAAGTTTGCCCTCCACTTTCTGCCATGAATTGAACGCCACCCGGCCTCGTATCAAAAGTAGTTTCTGGATGATGAGATGATTTCTGTATCTCTGCCTCATCTATACGCTTTTCAAGTGCAATTGCTTTCATCAATAATTCTTGGACCTCAGACGAGGTTTCTTCATATCTTGGTTTTACCATCAATACATCTCCTTTACTTCTCTATGTTGGTCTGCCATATCGTGTATCTCATCCCAACTCATTTCGTGAATCTCAGTATTGCTAAACTTATCTGGGTCAGAGGAGTCTACCTCTGCCTTGAGAAGTCCGCCAGTCTGCACGTCTGCTCTGAAAGCGTCAACCTCAACGTCTTCCGATAGAGGAGTGTTGAAAGGAACAAAACCTGCTTTACGTAAGAGAACTTTAGGATTATCCATCATTCTCTTGAGAATAAGATTCTCCGCCTTTAGCGTCTGAACCTCATTATCCATACTCTCCATCTTAGAGATGAGAGTATTCATGAGTTTTCCTGCGTCCCCTTCTTCCATTATATCGCCTCAGACTCTTCGACCAAAGGTTCCGCGTACGGGCCTCATAGCCTGCTTTGTTCTTGCTGGAATGATTGTGCCGGGCAATTGGTCGCCCCTCATAGATGGGTCGAAGTTTGCACCAGATTGATTGAACTTCATGACTTGCCATGAGTTATCAGGCACTACTACTTCGTTCTCTCCTTTCTTCACAGCCATAAGAAGGTCGTCTTCAAGAGTGCTCGCATACTTGATTATCTCCATAATGTGCTGTCTTGCGACATCTGCATTACCATCTTCTATTGCTTTCGCAAGTTCTTCGTTGTGGGCTGTCATTTTTCGCGCCATTGGGTGCATTTTGATGAGGTCCATGGTCTTCACTGCCTATTGCGTATGCGCGATGCTATTTGAATTACGCGCCCTTTATTCGTCTTGCGTTTAGTAGAGCACGACTATTATCCTGCGCTAATGAGTTCTGTGGTCCCCTCTGTTGAACTGATGAAACAGGGGAGCCTATACCGAAAGATGTTCGACTTTGTGGCGAGGCTGGTCCTCTTGGCGTTCTTATTCCCATTCCCTCTCCTCCGGGTTGTGATGGCGGCATTATCTGATTGAGTGGCATACCGGGTGGCATACCGGGTGACATTCCTCCATGTGGCATTCCTCCATGTGGCATTCCTCCACGTTGTGCCATTCCCGGCGGCATCATTCCATTAGGCATCATTCCAGTGCCGGGCGGCATTCCTTGCGGTGGTGTCATTCCCGGCGGCATTGGCGCTGCGCCATCCTGCTGGGGGTCCATTTGACGATAAGTAAAGCGTATGTCTCTGTCGCCTTCCTCCATAAGTTCTGGTTTGTAGCCAAGCATCATCATCCTCTGAGCGAGGTTCACTTCCATCTCGTCTCGTCGCAAACGAGTAATTTCATCCTCTTCCTCATTAGGATAGAGAGTAAGTTTCCAATCTGTAACGTCCATTTCTTTGAGCATACGAGGGAAAAGCACGTCAGTGTAGACTTTCTGACCAAACTCTACAGCCCGATTAGTTACAAGAATCTGCATTCCCTCGTTATTCAAACCGCCACTCTTACCACTGTCAATCATGAAAATGCTACTTACACCAAAGAAAGCGGCTATACGATTCCTCATCTCATCTCTAACTGAAATATACTGCATTTCCTCAAGAGTGTCCATGAACTTAACCCAATTCACTCCACCTCTTCCAGTCTGACTCTCTATGCCAACTTTTGGTATGTAATGTGGGTCACGCTCCATTTTCTCATCAACAGTCTTCCAAAATGACTTCATTGATTCAAGATTATCAGTGGTAACAGATATGATTCCTTTCGGACTCCTTCTCTTCTGATATGCTGTATACATGTAATTATCCATTGCCGTCAAAGTCATGGCTTGTCGCCACATGGTATTAACTGGGCTCTTACCATACAACTTGGATGGATTGTATTTACTGATATGGAGAACCTCTCCTTCCAGATAATACTGTGTCTTCCCACTTCCTGCCATATTGGCATAGTGGGCTTCCTGCATGTTATTTCCACAGACTTGGCATTTCTCGTCTTGTCCGGGATAGGAAACTTGGTCACGATGGAGAGGACATACCTTGTATCTACCACCACGAACTCCGCGCTTATCTGAGATGATTCTCATGAATATCGGGTCGCCTCTGATGATTTCCTTTACTCGATAGAACTTCATATCTGATGTCTCAGGGTCTACGAAGTATTCCTTAACGCAAATCAAGAATGCATCATCCACTATATTGAGGTCTTTCTCAATCTCAGCCATTATGTGCATGAAGTTCTGTTCCATCGAATTTTGCTGCTCAAGAAGCCATTTAGGATAGATTAGTTGATTTACATCTGGCGTCTTCAATTGCCCGCCACATAGATTACATTGTTCTACTTCATTCTTATATTCCTCACCACAGTCCATACACTTGTGCTGAAACTTCTTTTCCCAATAGTAGCCTCGTCTGAATATCTCCTGCGCTAACTTAGAAATGACTGTTCGCAGTATGAGATTCTCGTGCGTGACCGCATATAGCGCGGGTAGTGTAATACCCTGCGCTAAGACTGGTTCCTGTATACCAGTAGTATAGAGCGGCATCTGCGGTTCAGGTGTAGTTCGACTTCTGAATGGAGCCGAAACCCTCCTGAGAAAACCACGTATTCCAGTTTCTTCATCTTCTGCCATCAAATCGCCTCCGCCCACTTATTCACTTGGTCGGCCTCTATACCCCACTCGGCCAGTAGGGCATTAGCCTTATTGGTATCGTCACTCCAATTGCTATACCTTACTACTTTCTTCAATTCGTCTTTCTTCAGACTATCTCTCTCTTCTATGAATGCAAGCACCGCTTTTGCTTGAGTTGTTTTCATTTGTAAGAATGGCAGGACTCCTTTCAATAGTTTTGCTATATCCGCTTTAGAATAGAACTGAAGGCGATGCTGACTGCGTTGATTGTCGCTATACACCTTTTGGTCCAACTGTAGTATACCGCAATCCAAAGTTTTCTGCAGTTGTTCGCAATGTATCTTACCTCTATTCCCTGTCGCTATGAAACCAGCGCGAGGCTCACCTCTCTTTGTAATTGTGATATAGCCATCGGCATCGAGGAATCCAGCAGCATACGCCCATGGGTCTTTGATAATGAGACCGGTCTTATCCATCTTGACAAAAGTCCCTCTTCCTGCTCCTCCAATAATATCAATCTCCTCACCATACATTGAGAGTAATTTTGCTAATTTCATGGACGTCATACTCTTATGGAGAATCTTCTTTTCAGATAAGTTTTCAAAAATCATCCTTCCTGTCATTGGGCCTTTACTTTGTAGAATCTCAGCACTTTTGACAAGTGTTTCCTTCTCTTTATCGGTTAGTCTTTCTATCTGATGAAGTGCAGTCTTCCATATCAATCTGGCATCTCTTTTGGCATCCATCGCTTCTACCCAAGCCTTCTTTTCCGAATCGCCCCATACATCTTCATATTCTTCGAGCATCTTAAGTGTATCATCTGCATTATCCCATTGGCGACAAGCCCTTTGAAGAGTAATACTCCTTGACTCTCCAAACTTTCTGAGTGCTTTCATATTACGGTCAGTAAGTCCTAATTCCTTGATAGTATCAGAATAGGGTTCACTCCAATCATGCACCTTCAATGTAGCATCAACTTCCATAATTTTCAACGCTCTAATATCATCTATTGCTTTGTCTATGAAATCCTTATCTTGTTTATTGTGCCTTCTGGCTTTCTTTAGACGCTTCACTAATTCAGATGCTGAAAAACCAAGATTGGCTTCAAACCAACCGTCTCCATTATCTGGAAAAATGCCCATTCTCTCACGTCCAAAGTGTAGTGTTTACATTCTTTGAGTCTATTTCTGTCGTATTTATCTTATTCATGGTATCATCCAACTCCCTGTATTATTGCCATCCCCACTTACCCAACTATCGAAACCGGGCATATAATCATCCAAGAGCATTACACTTCCCTTAAACTCCTTAGATGCCCAATTTGCGAGTGCTATACTCATCGCTAAGTCATCGTGCACGCCTACGCTCTCTAACTTACCACTCTTCTGCATACCGAAACGATTGAGTTCCTGCTCAAGAGCATGAGTGTATTTCTTACTTCTCTCATCGCCATATGGAGTTTTAATGTGTCCTTGCTCAAATGCAAGAAGGAGAGACATGAACAAACTCTCCTTACGCGTGCGCGTAGTCATGAATACTCGAATAGGCATATCCGCCCTAAGTTCTCTCATCTCTTGCTCAAGCATTCTTTGGAAGTTATTTCCCTCAAGTTCGATAAGTTCAGGTTGAAACTTACTATTGAGCATCACCATCATCCTCTTTTGTGCTACTGAGGACATTCCTCTTTCGTGAACGACGTGGATTATCTCCTTCTTCTCCTCATCGGGTTTGATACGCATAACAGTCATCGCAGTAAAATCAGCATTCTTATCAGATGCTATCGCAGGGTCGTGACCTATGAAGTGCTGTCCGAAGACACCATCTGCCTCTCCTTCTTCGTTGTAATTAGTTTCGGCCCTGTCTATCAGAACCAAATCAGTGTCTCTTGCTTGCTCCAACAAAGGCATCGGGAACATACTTGCTACATCGTGAATAGGCTCACAGAGATATTCTCGCGTAAACTGAATTGCTGGCATCGACATGCGCCTCAAATCTAAGGCTTCTAAATCCCAACGCTCAGGCCAAAGAGCAATTCCTTCAGCATCAATTGCAGGATAAGTCTCTACTCTAAATGTCTCCTTCTGCTCTAATTCCGCATACAAGTCATTGTAACTAAATGGCGTGCCAACCATCATCAATTTACTCGTGTGATGGAGAACCGGAAGGAGAACGCCGTAGAACCAATCGGCCGTCTTAGCCAATTCAGAAGCAGTCGTTCCCCAGAGAATATCGTCACAAACGACAATATCGGGGTGGAATCCACGAGTTGCTCCACCAACTGACTTTGCCATCATACGGCTACCATTAGAAAACTCGAAGTAAGATTTCGCCCAAGGCTTGCCCTCTGGCTTCAAATGTCTAAGGATGTCATTTCCCTCTATCAGATTGCGAATGAATCTCATATGCTCAAGCGTCTGCTCAAGTGAGTGAGAGAAAACCATAACGTGTTTGCCGGGATTGAATGCAGCAAGCCATAGCGCATACGACATGAAGAAGACGGATTTACCGTGGTCACGAGATGCTTTCACGCAGTAGTATTGTGACTCTTCTAATCCCTTCCGCCAATCGTCATGATGGTGATTGTATAGGAAACCAAGGATATCTACGAAGAAATACTTGAATGACTTCTTGCACATCTCTCTATCCATATTCAGGATGAAGGCGTCCATCTGCTCATTACTCATGACCAATCGTAACTCCTTGCATCTCTATTCAGTCTCTCTTCCTCAGTCTCAGGAAAATCTTCTGCTGCCCCAGCGTGAACGTTTTGCATATATTGCCACGATGCCTCTTCGGGGGTCATCTCTGCATAACCTTCTGTAATCATCAGTGGCTCTGGAGATGGAGATGCGACCTCTGGCCCCTCAACAAAATCATCATGATACACTTTATCGTCTAATTTTCTTCCAAAGCGCTGTCCCATTCGTGCTGCTATATCTTCTGCACCAGCAGTTCCAGCATATCCGCTCATCGCACCGGTTGCCATGGCTCCCCCAATTCCCGGCTGGCCGCTTGAAGTCTGATTATAGAGTGCATTGAATGCACCTAATCCTGCGGCGCCATATCTTGCTGCATGACCTATTCGCTGCATACGGAGTGCTCTATTGTGTCTATCGCTTCCGATTTCTCCAAATCCGGCATCTGCCAATTGTTCCGGCGTCATCGTTCTGCCTTGCCCCAACATGAACATCAGGCCACCACCGCCCAATCCGACTCCTACACTGCCACCGCCACCACCAACAGCAGACGCTGTTCCTGCTTCTTTCCTAATGACCATGACTTTCCCCATCAAATCCCTCCAAATGAAACCTTGACTACCTTAATGGCATCCTCATCATAGCCATAGGTCTTGGTAATACGCTCCCAATCGCCTTTGGTATTGAGTATCGTGCGAACATCTACTGGTGAAATATCCATTCTCTTAGCAATAAGTAAGATATCTGTTATCGACCTCTTGTCTAATTTTCTCGTAGGGACATGCTTCATTATTGCCATATCGCTCATAGCATCGTCTATCTGTATCGTCTCTACCACATTGACCAGATTATCCGACTTCTGCATCCATGGTTGATTGGGGTCAAATAACTGCGTTTGATATGGGTCGCCATAAGACTGCTGAAACTGCTGCACTCTTTGTGGCGTAACTGGCATTTCTCGTCGTGCCATAAAATCTCTCACTTTCTCCATAGGAGCATTACCTACCCTTGCTCTAACTTGTTGCAGTGGGTCTAAACCCGGTGTAGTTGGGTCTACCGGAAATCGAGTTCCCGCAATTGAAGGGTCTGCCGGTGTTCGAGTAACAGTGGCACCGGGGATATTGAATGGATTAGGTGGAGGAGGCCCAGTTGCAGCCGATTGACCTCCTCCTTGAATCATTTCAGCAGCACCGGGTCTAACGGGCGCTCCGTCTACTGATTGGTGAGGTGATGATGGGGTGCCAAGTCCCGTAATGTGAGGTTCTGTATCTATTGGAAGAGCAGTTGTTCCTACTAATCTTACGTGGTCTGGAATGCCGAGCATTGCCGGGTCTTCGTGAGTTCCTCCTCTGAGGTCGTGACCTGTAAACGCCTGCATATTCCGCAATGTTTCTTGGTCGGGTATTTTCATAGGTTCGATTCCTCTGGCAATCATTATCGTATTACCGAGCACCTCCATGACCTTTCTTAATCTTGGTATCTGTGCCCTTTCCTGTTCATTATCAATCAGTTTGATATTATTGAGAGCCAGTGCTTCTGGTGATAATTCATCCTCATGGTGCGCGATGCCATGTGCAGCAGCAAGAAGAATATGACTGTAATGGTCTTTTGCACGAGTGTGTGTGCCGAGACCTCGACCACCCTCGGTTCTGTATATATGCTGATTGCCTATTCTGGCTGAGTGTCCGAGAAACTTGTCGATTCCTTGTCCCTCTTCTGCCATATCTCCATATCTCTCACCGTAGAGTAGATTCTTCTTTCCGATTGTGCTTCCCTGCAACTTTCCATTTGCATCTCGTCTTCCTCTCTTGTTTTCACCAAACATACCTTGGAATGCTACTACGTTTGATAGAGAGCCGTATACCTTCTCCCAACCTGCTGAACCAGACATTAGAAGAGCCTTCAATGACCGATTCCTTCCTTCGACTGGTATCGAAAAATTGTTTGGTAATTTACTGATGAACTCCTTTGCTCCAGCACTATTCACTATGGTGTTGTTGGCGAGTGACTCTGGGCTACCTCCCATTGCTTGCATCATTTCATGCATGAAACTTGCCTTAGTTTGTGGATTTATATTCACTGGATTTTGGTTGCCATATGGTTGTCTGAGATAATAGGTTGGCGCCTTCATTCCGCCGAGTCCCCAAGCCGATATGTTTTGGAACTCTGGTGTACCACTCATCAATCCACTTTCTAAGAGTCTTTGAACATCTCTTTGAGGGAGCGTTGTTCTTCCTTTGAGATTATCGGCTGACCCACCAGCAGGTTGTAATTCTCCATCGGGATTGACTGCAAAAGACAACCTATGTGGCTTAACGTAAGGTTCCCGAATCCAACTGTGTCTATTGGGATTTTCATGGCCTACTGCGGCCATTTCCGCTCCAAGTTCTTTGTTCATAGGGATATGGTATGATTCCATAAATCTCCCAAGCCAATGGTCTTTGGCGTGCTTAAGACCGTTCGAGATAGTAGTGATAAATTGACCATCTTTACCTCTAACAGGTCCGCCTTCATTCAAATGAGACATGTGGAGTTTTTTCCACTCATTGCTATCAATATGAGGAACTTGGTCATTCTCTGCTCTTCCCATATTGTGTCTGTCAATGGCTCGTTGAATTACGTCCTTTGGATTGGCTTCTATGCCTCTCTTAGCAAACTCACTTCCAACAGCCCTGATTAAGCCATCAATACCATGTAGATATTCATTAGCAGAGTCATCGCGCCAGACCATTTCACCATGTTCTCCCTTCACCCATGTGCCGTTTATCACGTGGCCCACACCGGGGTGACCGGTATCATTCTCCCCATGACCACCAGTGTGAGCAAAAGCCGGAATATCTGGTTTAGCCGGGTCTTCAAAATGAGCCTCTGGTGGCGGATATCTTTGAACTTGAAGTTGCCCACCATAGAGTAGATAGTTACCATCGCCCTTCCTAATGAGGAGAGCCTTGAGAAGTTGAGGAGATGAGTAAATCATGGAGTTCTACCTCCACGTCCTACTAAGTGGCCTATGGGGTCTAAGCCGAATGTTCTTGGTTCATTATTCGCATCTTCGGTAGCACCTTCGGGTCGAGTTGTTTGTTTAGGCCCATTCTCTGGATGTTTTGGTAAATTAGAGCCACCGCCACTTGTGTCTCTGTCTCCCTTCCCCTTTTTCTTAGTCTCCTTCCGCTTCATCGCTCTTCGAGCATCATTGACGAGTTGGCGAAGTTCGGCCATGTCGTAGTATGAT